CTCGGCGTTTCCGGCGGCAACCGCGCCGGCGTGCAGGCCGTGACGACGGCCGATTACTTCGCCTCCTATAAGGGCATCGGCCTCGAAACCAGCGTCGACTTCGAGGCCGAATACGCCGGCATGGGCTTCGACGACGTCCGCGCCCAGGCCGGCCTGCGCGGGCTGCAGGCCACGATGATCGGCGAAGAGGCGCTGATCCTCGGCGGCAACAATTCCATGCCGCTCGGGGTCACGCCCGCGCCGACCCTCGTCGCCTCCGCCAGCAACGGCGCGCTCGCGTCCGGAACCCTCTCGGTGATCTGCGTCGCCCTCTCGCTCGACGGCTTCATCAACGGTTCGGTGACCAACGGCGTTCAGTCGCAGATCACCCGCACCAACGCTGACGGCTCGTCCGACACTTTCGGCGGCGGCGCGGCTCAGAAGTCGACGAACGCGACGGTCGCCGTCACCGGTCCGACTGGCGGCGTGACGGCGAGCGTCGCCGCGGTGCGCGGCGCGATGGGATACGCCTGGTTCTGGGGCGCGGCCGGCTCGGAGACGCTGGGCGCGATCACCCCGATCAATTCGGTCGGCATCGGAGCGACGGCGACGGGAACGCAGACCGCCGCTTCGCTGCCCTCCGCCGACTGGTCGAACAACAGCCTGGTGTTCGACGGGCTGCTGACGATCGCGTTGAAGAGCGGCTCCGGTTCCTATGTCGCGCTGCAGCCGAGCGGAACCGCCGGCGTCGGCACGCCGCTCACAGCCGACGGCGCCGGCGGCGTCGTCGAAATCGACGCCGCTCTGAAGTCGATGTGGGACAATCTGCGGCTGTCGCCCGACACGATCTGGGTGAACAGTCAGGAAGCGCTGAACATCTCCAAGAAGATCCTCGCCGGAAGCACGAACTCCGCGCAACGCTTCGTCTTCAATACGATGCAGGACGCAATCGGCGGCGGCGTGATGGTGCGGACCTATCTCAACCGCTTCTCGATGAGCGGCGGCTCGACGCTCGACATTCGCGTGCATCCGAACATGCCGGCCGGCACGATTCTGATGACGGCGCGCACGATCCCCTATCCGCTGTCCGGCGTCGGCAACGTCTTCCAAATCAGGACGCGCCGCGACTATTACCAGATCGAGTGGCCGCTGCGCACGCGGCGCTACGAATATGGCGTCTACGCCGACGAGGTGCTGCAGCACTACTTTCCACCGAGTATGGCGGTCGTGACCAACATCGCGAACGGCTGACGGATTTTCGATCGGCGCCCGCTCCTCGAACGAGCGGGCGTCTTCGTTTCGGGTTTGAGGATTTTACCAGATGGCGCAAGGCGATCTCGTGCAACTCGCGGCGGCGAAATCCTGGCTCGGCGTCACGACGACGACCGACGACGCGCTGATCTCCGCGCTGATCACGCAGATCAGTCGCGCGATCTACAATTACATCAACCGCGCCTTCGTCCTGCCGACCAATGTCGTCGAAGCCTATGACGGCAACGGACAGGAGCACCTGCTGCTCCGCAACTGGCCGGTCGGAGCAATCGCTTCCGTCGTCATCGACGGCAAGCCCGTGCCGCCCGCGCCCCTGATGCTCGCAGGCGTCACGCCGACGCCGGGTTATCTGCTCGAACAAAGCGACGATCAGCCGCCAGGCGCGATGCAGCAATTGTTCTTGCGCGGGCCGCATCGCTTCCAAAAGGGTCGGCAGAACGTCGTCGTGTCCTATCGCGCCGGCTATGAAATCGTCGCGGAGACGCAAGTCGTCCCGGCGAGCGCGCCCTTTCAATGCGTCGCGCTCTCTCCGTTCGGCGTCTACGCCGTCGACACTGGAGTCTCCTATGCGGGCGGCAGGGCGCTGACTCCCATCGCCGCCAATCCGAGCGCGAGTCAGTATACGCTCGATCCGGCGAGCGGAACTTACGGCTTCTCATCCGCCGACGCCGGCGCCGCCGTGACCATCTCCTACGGCTATATCCCGGCCGACCTCGCGCAATGCGCGCTCGAATGGGCAGCGGACCGTTATCGCTACAAGGATCGCATCGGCCTCTCCAGCAAGAGTCTCGGCGGCCAGGAGACGACGGCCTATCAAAATCGCGCCGTCCCGGATTTCGTCGCAGCCTCCCTCGTCAATTTCCGTCGCATTCTGGCGAATTGAGCCAAGCCATGCTGGAAGTCGAAATCGACGGCGCGGAGGAACTCGACGCGCGTCTCGCCGCCATGCCGCAGGCGCTGCGCGCCGCCCTCGCCGCGAAGATCGAAGACCTCGCCTCGCGGCTCGAAGAAAAGATCGAGGACAATCTCTCCGGAAAAGTGCTGCGGAGCCGCAGCGGCGCGCTGCGCGACTCGATCGACGCGACGACGGGCGCGGACGCCGCCCGGCTCTTTGCCAAGACGAAATATGCAGCGGCGCAGGAATACGGGTTTTCCGGCGCCGAGAGCGTGTCCGCCTTCAGCCGCACGATCAAACAGGCCTTCGGTCGCGCCATTGCGCCGAAGCAAGTCTTCGTGCGCGCCTTCTCGCGTCAGATGAACCTTCCCGAACGCAGCTACATGCGCTCGGCGCTCGATGAGATGCAGGACGACATCGCCGCCGAATTGGCGGAGGTCATACGAGAAGGATTGTCGGCATGAACGTCACGCGCGAAGCGGTGATGACGGCGCTCGTCGCGCTCTTGCAGGGCGCGACTTTCTCGCAGCCGGTGAACGGCGCGTCGGGCTTCGTCGCCATCTCGCGGCGGCTGAAGCTCTGGTCCGACGTCGCGAAATCGCAGCGTCCCGCGCTTTTCGTCACGGAGCATCGCGAGCAGCAATCCTATCAGAACGAAGCGCTGCCGTCGAAGACGACGCTGAGCGTCGATCTCTTCGTCTACATCGACTCGAGCGACATGAACACGACGCCCGCCATCGCGCTCAACACGATCATGGACGCGCTGGAATGCGCGTTGAAGCCCGCGAAAGGCGCCAGGCAAACGCTCGGCGGGCTCGTCTCGCATTGCCGGATCGATGGCGCCGTCCTGAAAGATCCCGGCGACATCGACGGCGACGGCCTGCTCTGGGCGCCGCTGAAAATCTTCGCCGTTTGAACCGCACGCACCGCCGCTTTTCCTTCCAAGAGGGTCTCACTCCATGTCGAACAACACCTCGCTCGCTTTCGGCTCCGGCATTCTCGTCGGCACGCCCTCCGGCGGTTCGCCGCTGCAATTCGGCACGTTGCAGGACGTTTCCGTCGACTTCAGTTTTTCCGTCAAACAACTGATGGGACAGTTCCAGTTTCCGGTGGCGGCGGCGCGCGGCGCCGGCAAGATCTCCGGCAAGGCGAAATTCGCCAACATCGACGGGCCGACGCTCAATCAAATCTTCTTCGGCAATACGCCGACGACGGGCCAAAAACTCTGGTCCTACAATGAAGGCGCGAGCGTGCCGGCCTCTTCGCCCTATACGGCGACCGTCGCCAACGCCTCCGGCTTCGACGCAAATCTCGGCGTCGTCTATGCGTCGAGCGGTCTGCAGTTGACGCAGGTCGCAAGCGCGCCGGCGCAGGGGCAATATAGCGTCGCGGCCGGCGTCTATACCTTCAATTCGGCCGACGCCGGCAAGGCGCTTCTCATCACCTACAGCTATACGCAGGCCGTCTCCGGCTCGAAGGCGGTGATCGGCAACAGACTGATGGGAATCGCGCCGACCTTCCAGATCGATTTCTATCAGACGAACCCCAACATCGCCGGCGCGCAATGGTCGCTGCGGCTTTATTCCTGCATTTCGTCGAAACTCGGCCTCGCGAGCAAGCTGGAGGACTTCACCATTCCAGAGCTCGATTTCGAAGCCTTCGCAAACGCGTCGAACAATCTCGGCGAAATCAACACGGCCATCTGAGGAGCGACGCGTGACTCCCGATCCGAAAGTCGATTGCGCCGGCGCGCCCGTCATCACGCTCGCCGGCCGGGAATGGTTCGTGCCCGTCCTCGCGATGCGCCAGACGCGCAGCGTCGTGCCGGCCTTGATGCGGCTGATGCCGGCGCTGCAACGGTTGCAAAGCGGCGACGCGAGCCAGCTCTCCGAAGCCGATTACGAGGCGATCATCGAGGCCGTGCACGGCGCCTTGACGCGCGCCTATCCGACGCTGACGCGCGACGCCTTTCTCGATCTGCCGGCCTCGACGCCGGAACTGATCGCGGCGCTCGGGCTCGTCACGCAGCAGACGGGCTTCTTCCAACGCGGCGGGGACGACGCGGGGGAAGCTCGAGGGGAGACGGCGAAAGTTTCGACGGCTCCCCGAGAAGCTTCGATCGGCTGATCGCCCACTACTGCCAATGCGCTGGCGAAGCCTGGAGCGACGCGCTGGAGGGAACGCTGACCTTCCCGCGCTTCTTCGCGCGCCAGGCCTATTGGCGGGAATTTCCGCCGACGCATGTGCTGGCGCGGGCGATCGCCGTGGGGCTTGGCGTGTTCAAGCCGACGCAGGCGAAGGGACCGAGCGAAGCGATGACGACGCTGCGCGCGATGTTCCCGAACGGACGGTTCTGAGCCTGCGCGTTGCGCCGAGACGAATACAGCCGACATGTGAGGCCCAAACCTGCCGTTCCCGGAGGGCGCGATGATTGCGAGCTTCGGACTGACCAATGAGCGCGGCGGATTGGGGCTGAGCTGCACGCCCGCGGGCCTGTCACTCGCGGGGGCGCCTCTGCTTCGCAAAGCCGAGACGGGATTCGCGCCGAGATCGACGCAAGAAGTCGCCGCGCTGATCGATGCGGCTTACGGAGCCGATCCAACGCGGCTGCTCGCGAGCCTCAGCGTGATCGCCGAGGCGATCAACCGCGGAGAACTGGCCCGCGCCATGATCGCCGCCGTGCAAACGCGGACGCCGGAGTTGAGCCGAGAGGCGGCTGCGCGAGTCGCGAGAGCCGATGTGGCGCTCGCGAAATTCGATCCAAACCAGCCAAGGGATTGGCATGGCCGCTGGAGCCTGGACGGCGGCGCCCGCCCGACGCCCGCCGCCTCGGCGCAGTCGGACGAAAAGGCGATGGAGGATCGCTCTCGCGCCGCGGCTGCGCTCGTCGAAGCATTCGAGAAAAAATATGACGACCTGGGGCCGGTCGAATTTGCAAAACAGGTCATTCAATTCGGCGACCGGCTGAGGCGGCAAGGCAAGAACCTTTCGCCGGACGAGAAGGAACGCGCGCTCGCGGAATCCGCCTTCTTGCAGGACCGCCTCTCCTTTTGGCTCGACTACGACTACAAGCCCGCGACGGCGCATCTGAACCTGCTCTCGGCCGCGCTGACCCTTCATCAAGGCGCGGTCAACGGCGGGATCGTGTCGGCGGGAGAGATTCCCCGCTCGATGCTGGATGTCGCCGGCGCCGCCTGGGCCCTCGGCAGTCTTGCACCCCGCCTGAGCTCTGCGCGGGAGCCGGTCGTCGAGACCGCGCCGGTCGGAACGCCCGAAAAGATCAAGGGGATCGGCGACGTCGCACCCAATGACGAGGTTCAGATCGTCCGGGGGAAAGCTCCACCGCTCCAAGGCGAACCATGGGAGGTGTATCTCGAAGCAAATAATCCTGGCGCCGGAAGAGGGCCAAGAAACCGCAAGACTTTTGATCTCTACAACCCTGAGACGCGTGAAGCGATCAGCGCCAAAACGATGGACACGCTGACCGTGAAAAATATCGCGAATCCGCAGCGAACTTATGAAAAACTCAAGGGCTACATCGATGAAGCGGCGGAATATACGCGCGGCAAGCGCTCAGATCTCGATCCGAAATTGATATCATCCAAAACAATCCAGCTCGCGGTCCCGGAATATACGTCGCCAGAGCAGTGGCGCCACCTGTATCGAGGGGTTGTCTACGGCAAGGAGCGCGGCGTTCGGGTCGTCATCACGAGGATCAGGGAATGAAAAGTCTGGACGCGTCTACCGTTCGCGCAATGGGCTCAGCACGAAGCGAATCACTTGAGCGATTGCGTAAATCGGCCCAATCGTCGATAATGATCGAACATGGTTCACTTGGTTGGGAGGGGGGTCAGGGAGCGAGGCGATGGTTGGTGGGCCAATTTGGCGAAGATTGCCCCCGCGCGCTCGTCCAGCCGTCGATCGCCCGTGCTTTGCAAGCCGATGAAGGCAGAGTTCATCATAGCCAAGACGCTTGATACACTTTGTGTTAGCTATTTAGCGAACCCCGGGAGAGTTTACTGGCAGCTGAAAAGGTGCATTGATGTAGCTGCGGATCTTGAGCCGCACACAGTCTCGGGTTTAGAGTTGGGCAGACTGTTAAAAAAAACAGTTCACTTGGCCATCCCGGAAACTTCGACTCCTGAACAGTGGCGTCATCTCTATCGAGCAATCGTATATGGTAAAAAGCGCGGCGTTTCGCTTGTGATCACCAGGATTCGGGGCTGGGCCTGAGAGGACCCGATCTAACGAGGCGTTATATCTTTGGTATATGACAATTTTTGTCGCATACCGAGTGAGGGATCTGATGGGCGTAGAATACAGGCGCTATCTATTGCCAAGAGACAACACCTTTCGGCCCTCAGCTGCGGATTTGGCGCGGTTGATTGAAGCGTGGATTGCGAATCACTACGTGCCAAAACCCGATGGTACAGCGTTACCGGCCGGAGCAACATACACATGGCCCATTCCGTCGACCGGAACGGAGATTTTGTTCAAGAGCATCCGAGGGGAGCGAGCCAGATCATCCGGCGCATATTTCATGGTGCGCGACTATGAGCCCAGGCCGCTGCCGCTCGACGATCCCGCCGAATCATTTGCCGACATATTTCGCTCGCCGGAGATCCTTCTTGCCTGGCCAATACCAGACATCAAGGCCTTAGGCCTCCGATATCCCTTACGAGCCACACCCGACATGGGAGACCCTAACTCTGGGCCATATTTGGACCTTCGAATTGAGATCGCCGACGACTATGTGGATCGGGCCAGCGAACGGATCGAACCGATCGCCACTACGCTTTGTCGTTGCGGCTCCGAACTCAGCTATGACCCGACCGACGACGACCAGATTTTTTACGCTGGTCGAATCAAGCGCCGCTGCCCCTCTTGCGGCGTTGAGTTTCGCCCCCAAGATCATGCCACGATCAGACGCGACTGCGCGACCGGTGTCGAGTCGACCCTGATGGGCGGCGCAGTTTCGCGTTTCGCGATCGTGATCGATTGCGGCAAAGCCTTCGAATTCGAGAAGACGGCGGCGCCCGACGGAAGCGTAAAGGAGATGGAAGCGCGCGCCACGCCGGAATTCCTGGCCGTTTGCGAATCCGCGCTCGGTATAGAACTCTATGAGGTCGGCGAGGGCTACTGAGTCAACTCCGCGCTTCTGCTGCGGAAGATTTCCTCCGTCCCCGGGGCAAAACGAAGTCGGCTCTCAATCACACTCCGCCCCCACATGCCGCCAGTCGCGCCAGATGCGGTCGCGCGCCTCGTCGAGCGTGAGCCGGCCGGCGCACACCGCTCGCGCCAAGCACACTTCCTTGCGGTCCTTGTCGCCGGCTTCGTCCCAAGGCTGCAGTTCGAGATTGGCGCGGTCGTAGGGCGCGCCGCCGAGGCTGATCGGGATGCGGTGATCGAGTTCGAAATCGGCGATCTCTTCGGCCGGCAATTCGAATTCGCGCAGCAGATCGAGCTTCACGTGATGCGTATAGCCGGACGCCGGACGCACGCGGCGCGACCAGCCGGGCGCGCAGATCGTGCTCTCGACCGTCGCCTGCGTCACCTGCGGATTGAGCCTCGAATCTACACGCCCAGATTGAGCAGAAGCGTCGCCGACAGGTAGGATCAGCAGCACGAAGGCTAGTGTTTTGAGGCGCATGGGTGATTTCGCCGAATCAACCTATGCGGGAAATCATACAACCTTCGGTTTAACGCAGACTGAATGACGACTTTAAATTTTCTCCATCCGCAACGGCTTTCACCCGGGAGGACAAATGACCGACGACGTCACGATCCGCTTCGGCGCCGACACGGACGGGCTGGAGGACGGGCTCGCCAGCCTGCGCAGCGCCGTCTCTGGGGTTACCCCGGACCTGAAGAAGCTTTCCGAGGGCATTGGCGAAGCCGCGCAGCGCAGCGCGCCGGCCACCGGCGCCTTCGCGCAAATGGCCAAGGGCCTGAGCGACGGTCTCGGCGGCGCGCTGCCTGCGGCCTCCGCCGGCTTGCGCCAGCTCGGCGCCGACGCCGGGCAGCAGGCCGGAGCGGTCAAGGCGAGCCTCGACCTCGAGATCAAGGCGCTGCAAGAACAGCTCGCGCTGAAAAAGACGATCTACGACGGCGAAGCGCGCCTCAAGAACATCAGCGAGCAGGAAAAGCTGGCGCTGACGAGAGCGGCGCTACAGCAGGAATTCGAGGCGCACAAAGCGCTGCTCGAACAGGAGGCCGCTTTGGAGGGCCTCTCCGTAAAGCAAAAGGAAGAGGCGGTGAAGAAGAAGGCCGCGTTGGAAGCGAACTACCTGAAGCAGGTGACGCAGATCGGCTATCGCGCCGCCGAGGATCAAGACAAAATCTGGCAGGACCTCTCCAGCCGCATCGGCTCTTCGATGAGTTCGTCGATCTCGGGGCTTCTGCAGCACACGACGAATTTTCGCGAGGCCGTGCGGCAGATGACGCTTTCGGTCATTCAATATTTCGTCGGCATGGGCACGCAATGGATTGCGAGTTTTGCGGTGACGATCGCCAAGAACGTCGCGACGCATCTGCTGGGCGAAGAAGCGATGACGGCGGCGACGCAACTCGGCACGACGCAACGCGCGGCGAGCGTCGCTTCGGGCGCGGTGGCCGACACGGCGGCGAAGGCCGCGGTCGTGATCAAGAGCATTCTCGCCTCGTCGGCCGAAACCTTCGCCGGCGTCTTCGGCTTTCTCTCGCCCTTGCTCGGCCCCGGCGCCGCAGGCCCTGCAAGCGCGGCGGCGGCGTCCGTCGCCGGCATGGCGTCGGTCGCGAGCTTCGACATCGGCGCCTGGAACGTTCCGCACGATCAGCTCGCGATGGTGCACAAGAGCGAGCTGGTGATGACGGCGTCGCAGGGCGACGCCTTTCGCAGTCTAATTTCGAATGGCTCAAACGCGCCGGCGTCCGCACCGCAGGTCCATGCGCCGGTCAATTTCAACGTCCAGGCGCTCGACTCGCAAGGCGTCGCGAACTTTCTGCAAGGCAACGGCCGCGCGATCATGAAGGCCATGGCGGCGCATGTGCGCGACGGCGCGCATCTGGGACTGAAAGGGCTGAACCCGGCATGAGCTTTCCCTACATCGGCGCGATCAACTTGATCCCAGCGACGGGCGAGTTCACCTACGACACCATCGCCTATAGCGGCCAGCTGCCAGGCGGCGCGACGACGCCGATCAACACCTATCACGCGCCTGGCGGGACGAAGACCGACGTCGAATTCGCGCTCGACCAGCTGCAGGCGACGCTGCCGAACTGCGCGACGATCGCGATCGTCGTTCAATGGCTCGCAAATTCGCTGAATGCGGCGACCTGCCAGATCTATCCCTCCTCGACCTTCATCGGCGGCGCCTTCCAACCGACGGCTGGAGGAACAGACTCCTGGCGCGTCAGCGACGTGACTCTTGCGACCAGCGGCCTGATCCCTATCAGCAAGCCCGACGGCGTCCATGCGGCCTATGGCGGCACGCCCTCCGATCAATCCATCGTGCGCTGCATTCAGGCGATCAAGGCGCGCGGCTTGAAGGTGGCGCTCTATCTCTTCATCGGCCTCGACACGCCTGGAAAGCCCTGGCGCGCCGGCATCACTTACTCACCGGACGTTTCCGGCGCGGCGACGGCCGCGGTGACGAGCTTCCTCGGGGCGGCGACGCCAGCCATGTTCACGCGCGATGCGACGAACCTCACCGTGCACTATTCCGGGTCGGTCACCGACTTCACCTATCGCCGCTTCGTTCTGCACTACGCCAATCTCGCGGTCGTCGCTGGCGGCGTCTCGCTCTTTGCGATGGGTTCGGAGCTCGGCGGTCTCGAGGCCATTCGCGGTCCGAGCTGGACGCCAGTCGGGACGGCCGACGGCAATGGCGACGCTTCGTGGGACTATCCCTTCGTCGCCGGCCTCGCGACTCTCGCCAGCAATTGCCGCTCGATCTTCGACGCCGCGGGGTTCACGAAAAATCTCGCCGCGCGAGAGAATCTGATCGTCTATTCGCCCGACTGGACGCAATGGATGGGGGTGCAGCACTCGGCGTCGGGATATTCCGGCATCTGGCCGCATCTCGACAGCCTCTACGCGTCGAGCAACTTCGACTTCGTCGCCTTCGACAATTACATGCCGCTTGCCGATTGGACGACGGGAAGCGGCGGGCTCGACGCGCAGAACTGGCGTTTGCCCGCGCCGACCTCCTGGCCCGTTGCGACGCCCTCCACCCGCGGCTTTGGGCTCGGCGGCGCGCCGGACATTCACGATGTCGCCTATCTCCAAGCGAACCTCGAGGGCGGCGAGAAGTTCGATTGGTTTTACACGGATTACGCCGACGGCCCGACGCTCGATCCCAATGGAACCCTGCAACGCGTGACGGCGCCGCAGGGCGATCGGCTCGCACAGACGCGCCGCGGATACGCTGCAAATCAACAGCTCTTCGCATTCAAGCAGATCCGCTGGTGGTGGAACAACACGCATCGCGCCGTCTACGACGACGGCGACGGGCAGGGAACGATTCCGCGTGGGCCGCAAACGCAATGGAGCCCCCAATCGAAGAGCGTCTGCTTTCTCGAATATGGCTTTCCGACCGTCGATCGCGCGCCGAACCAGCAAAACAAATTCTACGATCCGAGTTCGACCTCGGGCGGAACGCCCTTCTGGTCGATCCTGGAGCCCGGTGGCTCGGCGCCGCTCGTCGACGACACGATCGCGCTGCTCGCGCATCAGGCTTTCTACGGCTATTGGACGAGCCAAAATGCGACGTCGGCCGGCGGCACGCCGATGATCGCGACCGATCTGATGTTCGCCTGGTGCTGGGACGCACGGCCTTTGCCCGAGTTTCCGCTGCGTTCCGACATTTGGGGCGACGCCGGCAATTGGCGCTACGGCCATTGGCTGAACGGCAAGCTGCCGGCGTTGACCGCGCCCCTCGCTTCTCCCGCGCCGAGCTTTGGGGCGTTTCCAAATTTTCCGACGCTGTTGGGCCAAGGCTGGTCGGTGAAAGTCTCGCCGAAATTCTCGACCGCGACGCATGAGCGCGTCTCGGGAAAATCTTCTCGCCGGCCAAACATGCGATGGCCGCTTTACGAGATCGAACTCGTGTTCGACTTTCTGCGCGGCGACACCGTCACGCAGGAGCTGCAGACGATCGTCGGCTTCTTCGAATCCGCTCGAGGGCAGACGCAATCGTTTTGGCTCGCGCCGCCGGGGCTCTCGGCGCTGCAAAACCAATCGATCGGAATGGGGGACGGCGTGACGACGGCTTTCCCGCTGCTGCGCTCGACCGGCGCCTTCACCGAGCCGCTCGCCGGCTGCTCCGGCCTTTCCGCCGTCCGCGCGAATGGCGTCCCGGTCGCGAGCGGCGCCTGGTCGCTCTCCGCCGGATATGAGCCGATCCTCACCTTCACTACACCGCCCGCGAGCGGCGCTGCGATCGACGTCGACGGCGGCGCTTTGTGGCTATGCCGCTTCCAGGACGACGGGCTCGACGTCGAGCAATTCGCCTATCAGCTCTTCGAAGCAAAGAGAGTCAAACTCGTCACGGTGAAACTGTGAGTCTGCCGGTTTTCTCCGCCCTGCCGGGACAGGGTTTTGCGACGAAATCGCCGGTCACGGCGAGCGTCGTCGCCGATCATCCCTCCGGCCGTAGCGTTCGGACGAGCCTTTACGGCGGCCTCTACGAATTCGAAGTCGGCTTCGAAGGCCTTGCCGCCGACAGTGGTCAAAATCCCGGGCTTGCCGCGCAATCGCTGCAGTCGATCCTGGGCCTTTACCTGCAATGCGGCGGCGGGCTCGGCGCGTTTCTCTACACGGACCCGAACGACGACCGCGTCACCAACCAATTTCTCGCGACGGGCGACGGGGCGACGACGCAGTTCAAATTTCTGCGCTCGATGGGCGCCGCGACCGACGTCGTCGGCTATGTGACCTCCATCTCCGCCGTCACGCTGAACGGCGTCGCCGCCACGGGTTGGACGCTCGACGCGCCGAACGTTCTGAGCTTCTCCAGCCCGCCCGCAGCGGATGCGATCATCTCGGCGAGCTTCGGTTACGCCTTCGTGTGCCGTTTCCTCGACGACTCCGTCGAGTTCGAAACTTTCATGCAGAATCTCTGGTCGACGAAGAGCGTCAAATTCCGGAGCGTGCGTCAATGAAACAGGCCTCGGCGGCGCTCATGGCATTCCTCGCCGACGCGCGAACGAATGCGGACATGCAGCTCGCTTTCACCGATTGCTTCACCTTCACGCTAACGAACGGCCTGGCGCTGGCTTACACCAACGCCGACGTTACGGTTACATACGCCGGCAAAGAATTCCTCGGCAATGGGCCGCTGATTTCCGGCCTCAAATATCGCGCCTCCGTCGGCCTCAACGTGGATCGTCAGGAGATCACCATCGCCGCGCGGCCAAGCGACCTCACGAGCGGCGCGCAATTCCTCATTGCATTGCGCGACGGCGCCTTCGACGGCGCGCAGCTGCGCCGCGATCGCGTGTTCTTCTCCGACGTCATCGGCGGGACGCTCGTCGACGGCGTGACGCTGTTTCTCGGCCGCATCTCTACCGTCGACGAAATCGGCCGCACCAGGGCGAAGATCACCGTCGCCAATGAACTCGTGCTGCTCGACATCGACATGCCGCGCAACATTTTCGGGCCGACCTGTCAGCATACGCTCTTCGATCTGGGCTGCAGCCTGCCGGCTGGCGCCTATTCGATGAACGACGTCGCGGGGGCGGGCTCCACGACCGGCGTGATCTCGTCCACACAGGCGCTGGCGGCGCACGCGCAGGGAAAGCTCGTCTTTTCTTCGGGCGCCAACGCCGGCGTCGCTGCGACCGTGAAGGCCGTATCGCCGGGTGTGTCCTTGACCCTCATGTATCCTCTGCCGCTTCAACCAGCAGCAGGCGACGGCTTCACGGTCTATTACGGCTGCGACCATACGCAGGCGACCTGCCAGGCGCGCTTCGACAATCTCGCCAATTTCCGCGGCTTTCCCTTCGTTCCGCCGCCGCAGATGGCGGTTTGAAGGTGCGCCAAAGCCAACTGCGCGACGCGATCGTCGCCGAAGCGCGCTCGTGGGTCGGCACGCCCTATCACAATTGCGCCGACGTCAAAGGCGTCGGCTGCGATTGCGGCATGCTGCTCGTGCGCGTCTTCGTCGATCTCGGGCTCGTCGCGCCTTTCGACCCGCGCCCCTATACGCATGACTGGCATTTGCATCGCGGCGAGGAGCGTTATCTCGACGCGCTCTTCGCAAGAGCCCAACGAGTCGCTTCGCCGCTGCCCGGCGACGCGATGCTGTTTCGCCTCGGCCGCTGCTACAGCCACGGCGGCGTCGTCACCTGTCCCGATCCCTTGACCATCGTCCACGCTTCCTGGCCGGCACAGGTCGTGCTGGAGGAAGTCGTCACGCAAAACGCAATGATGCGCGAACGCCTGGACACAGCCCTCTACGCCAGCATTGTGGAAGCCTCCGCATGAGTTTTCTCGCCGCAAAAAAGGCGTCGCCGCAATCGGCTATGATCTGGCCGAGCTACACCGGCCTGCAACTGCAAACGGCGACGAACATTCTGCCCATCCCCTTGCTGTGGGGAATGAGCAAGCTCGCCGTCAACATCGTCTTTTACGCCAATTTCCGCGCAATACCGCAGTTCTCGCCGACGCCCTCGGGTGGCAAGGGCGGCGTGTTGGGCGGCGGCAAAGGCGGCGGCGGCGCCTGGACGCTCTCGGGCTGGACGTACAGCGCCGATCTGATGATGGCGCTGTGCGAAGGGCCTATCGTCGGAATCAATCAGGTCTATCAGGGCCAGTCCGTCTATGGGACGCAGTTTACGACGGCGAGCGGCGTCGTCGGCGGCGGCGGTTCGGGCCTCTCTTCGCTCGGCC